TGAATCTGATTGAACTCAGGCACTCCTTTTCTTGCCATTGAGAAAGATACGTGGGGAAATCCGTCATCGGATACTCTTGACCTGAGAGTCTCAGGGAATGTTAAAATTGTCATGTCTTTTTACCCGTATAAATAGTAATACATTTAATAACTATAGATCTATTTATATGGCTTACAAAGGTAAATACACAGTAAAAAATAAAAAGAAATACGCAGGGGACTATACTAAGGTTACATATAGATCCCTATGGGAACGCAATGCATTTAGGTGGGCTGAAGCTAATCCACAGATTAAGTATTGGAATAGCGAAGAGATTGTTATACCATATAAGTGCAAGACTGATGGTAAACTACATCGTTATTATGTCGATATGCTTATTGAAATGACTAATGGCGATGTCTTTTTAGTTGAAATTAAACCCAAGAAACAGACAGTTCCACCAAAGAATCCTAAGCGCAAAACAAAGAAATATCTTAATGAGGTTACTACATATATTAAGAACACATCTAAATGGAATGCTGCTCAAATCTTTGCAAATGCTAAGGGATGGAAATTTCAGATATGGACTGAAGATACTTTAAAGAATTTAGGTGTGAAACTACTCAAAGGATAGTATAAATAGATATATGGCAAGTTTATTCGATACATTACAATCACAAGCGTTTAGGGCTGGAGTTACTCCAAGAACTAAGGACGCTCAAAATTGGTTTAGGCGCAACGTTAAGAAGTTAGGTGATACTAATCCAAGAACAGTGCTTAAGGATACAGCATTAGAACCTACAACAAAGCCAAGAGTTGGCGATATGATGATGTATTTTTATGATCCAAAGCATAAGAAAACGCTACCATACTATGATAGATTCCCTCTAGCAATCATGGTAGAACCCGCACCTGGTGGTTTCTATGGACTGAACTTGCACTATCTATCACCTGGCGTACGTGCTAGATTCCTTGATGCAATGATGGACTTAGCACCTAAGACTATGAATGATACTACACGATTGCAGAAACTACGTTATGCAACTATTGTTGGCGCTAAGAAATATAAAGAATTCGCACCATGTTTTAAGCATTATTTAATGGACCATGTTAAGTCTCGTATAGTACGTGTGCCTATGACTGAATGGCCTATTGCAATATTCTTACCAACAGAACAGTTCAAAGGCGTTAAAGCCGAATCTGTTTGGAGATACTCAAGGAAACAATACGCATCATGAACAGTATAGATAACCTCAAAGCAACTATAGCAAAGAAAGGCGGTGTTGCAATGCAAAACCGTTTCCAAGTATTCTTTACACCCCCAACAGCTCCTAGTGTAAGATCATTGCTTAATCAGGACATTGGTAGTTTAGTAGGTAATATTGCAAAAAATGCTATAACTGGTGGATCACCAAAGAATATTGCTCCAGACCCAAGAGATATATCGATACTATGCGAAGCAGTAAGTCTTCCTGGTAGACAGATCACAACAATAGATTATACAGCTGAACGTCAAGCAATTAAGATTCCCTACTCAATTATTAACGAAGATATTAGTATGACGTTTATTCTTACTAATGACTATTATATGAAGAAGATGTTTGATGCATGGGCAACAGGTATCTTTGACGTTGAGAAGTATAGAGCAGGCTACAAAAAAGATTTTACGACTGATATTGTTATACAACAATTAAATCAGCAAAATATTCCAATCTATAGTGTAAGATTAGAGGGTGCATTCCCTGTTACTATAGGTGCGATAAATCTGGATAACAATAGTGAAAACACTATCCAGAAAATGACAGTGACTTTGAGTTACGAAAACTATGTACCAGAGGATATAGTAGATACAGCTTTATCTACAGCAAGTATCGCTGCTGCAACACTTGGTATTTAATATAATTTAAGTATATAATTAGGAGAATAGAATGGCATTACCAAAACTAGATAGCTCACGGTTTGAGACCGTGATACCCTCAACAGGACAAAAGGTAACATATAGACCTTATCTTGTTAAGGAAGAAAAGATATTAATGATGGCTATGGAGACAAGCGATCAAAAACAAATTGTAAGAGCAACAAAGGATATTATTAAGTCATGTGTATTTGATGATATCGATGTTAATAAGTTAGCAGTATTTGATGTAGAACATATGTTCCTAGAACTACGATCTAAATCAGTTGGTGAAACTATTAACCTTAAAGTTAAATGTGAATCATGCGAAGTTATGAATGATCAGACTGTTGATTTTAGCGATATTAATGTTGATGTACCTGAATCAAATAACGTTATCATGATTACAGATACTGTTGGACTTACTATGCGTTATCCATCATTTGATGACGTTTCTGCTATAGAAACTAATACTGAAGAAACAGTAGAAACAGCATTTAGTATCATACAGGCTTGTATTGAGAATATATTTGATGAAGAAGAAGTATATCTTGCAAAAGATGAGGGTCCTAAGAAGATTAGAGAGTTTGTTGAATCAATGGCCTCTAGTCAATTCGTAAAGATTCAAGATTTCTTTGAGAATATGCCAGCACTTAAGTCTGTTATAGAATACAAATGCTCATCATGTGGTGTGGATAACAAGACTGAGTTGAGGGGACTACAAAGTTTTTTTACGTAGGCCTCTCTCATGATAGTTTAGTCAATCATTATAAGACTAACTTTACGATGATGCAGCATCATCAATATAGCCTAACAGAGCTAGATAATATGTTGCCGTGGGAGAGGGAGATATATGTTGCTCTTCTGCAAGATTGGATTAAAGAAGAGAATGAACGAATTAAGAAGGAACAACAAAGGAGATAATAATGTCTGAAGAAACAAAAGGCCATCACCCAGCAGATAGTAATGGCGATGGTAAGGTATCTAAAGCAGAAGAAGCTATGTACCTTGAATTTAAACGTAAAGAGCTTGATGATCAAGATGCTATGCGTGATGCACAACGTAAAATGACATGGTTTGCATTAGGTGGTTTATTACTATATCCATTTGCTGTAGTACTTGCATCTTTGGTTGGTTTAGATGAAGCACAAAAGACATTAGGAAGTATGGCACCAACATACTTTGTAGCTGTTGCTGGTATAGTTGCTGCGTTCTTTGGAACACAGAACTTTGGTAACAAAAAATAAAGGTAGACACTCATGGCTAAAGACGCAGAACAACAAGGCGAAGATCGTAACAATAAACTAGATCAGCTTATACAAACGATGGTTAAAGCGAAAGAAGAAGAGCAGGCAGCTGCAGAATCTATTGAATCGCAAACTAAACTATCAGCTGTATTGCAAGAGAAAGGTAATGACCTAACATCTGAACAAACTCGTGAGTTTGAAAAGTTATTGGCTACTCTTTCTGGCGATTCTGGTCTTAAAGCTGAAGAACGTAAAGAAGCTAATGCAAGAGCTCAGCAACTAATCGATATTCTTGGTGATATTGCTGACAATACTAAAGATCTTGGTAAGATCGATAGTGTTGCAGAAGGAGCTTTTACTAGTCTATTGTCTATTCCCACGATCTTACTTGGCCTTTCTGCTGGTGTTGTTTTTGGTATTACTGAATCATTTGTTAAACTAGGTAAGATATTAACTAAAGGCGTTCTTAAAGCTGTGGGACCAATCGTTAAGTCAGTATTACGTTTATGGAAAACACTCTTTGGTGGAGTCTTTAAACTACTCAATAAGATACCCTTTGTCAAATCGTTTACTTCAGCTATAGGTGGATTCTTTAAGTCGTTTAAAGCTGGTTTTGTTGCTAGGACTAGTAATATTGGTAAATCAATTGCTAGTACATTTAAGGTAGTTACTAATAGTTTAAAGAATATGAAAGCTGCGTTTGCAGCCGGTTTCTCTGGATTAAAAACTTTTAGAACTGCTACTGGCCAGTTTGGTAAGCTTGGATTCTTTGGTAAGATGGGTAAGTTATTAGGTACTCTTTCTAAACCATTTAAAGCTATGGCAGGTATGCTAAGATCATTTAAAGCATACGTATTAGCGCCGGTAGATGGAATTAAAAGCGCACTTAGTTCTATTAAAGCTTTAGTTCCTAGTGGTGGCTCTAGTAAATCAATGAAAGCTGTTGGTGAAGTCATTGGTAGAGTAATGAAAATAATGAGAAGCGTTACTAAAGCGGCATTTGGCTTTGGTAGAATACTTGGTCGATTATTTGTTCCAATTACGGTTCTTATGAGTGTATTTGATACATTCAAAGGTGCATTGTCTGGTTTCGATAAGTATAAAGACAAAGGATTTCTTGAAGGTATTATTGGCGGACTATTTGGTGGTATATCTGGATTGCTTACTGGTTTAATTGGTATGCCTCTTGATCTATTAAAGAGTGGAGTAAGCTGGATTGCTTCGAAGTTAGGCTTTGAGAACTTCGCTGAACAACTTAATTCATTCTCATTCTCTGATATGATCAGCAATCTATTTACTTCTATTACTGATACTATTGTAGGGTTTATTGGTAGTATTAAGGATTCTATTGCTGACATTGGTATTGGTGCTACAATAGCAAACGTTGCTCTTGAAATGCTAAAAATCTTTAAAAAGGTTGCGACATTCCCACTTGCTGTTGCCGCTGGAGCTGCTGCTGGATTAGCCGCTGCTTGGCCGGGTGGTGATACTCCGGGTGAGGCCTTTATGAAAGGATTTAATAAAGTACAATCCTTTGGTGATGCCCAAATCGATTCTATGAAAATTCAAGGCGATGGTATGAATGAGAAAGGCGAAGAGATTAAGACTACATCAGCTGAAAATGCACAAGGACAATCAAATCTAGGTACTGCTGCTGGATCAAATAGTACAGTAGCTGTGGCTGATAATAGTAAGAAGTCTAATGTTACTACAACTATAATCAATAGTCAGCCAAGAAATAGAGTTGGCGATACACTTCAAAACGCTTACGGGTAGACATCCCTGTCTAATATCTTCCCTAATTATTTAGAAGCAGTTTCAACACCGGTACTCTTTTTAAATTTCTTGGTGTACGATACGCCTCTGTAAGTTAGTTCT